AACAGGATTCGAACCTGCGAACCAGTTTTGCCGGTTACACGCTTTCCAGACGTGTGTCCGCAAAATGTAAGTTGTTCATTCTCAATTAGTTACGAGTAGGCCGAAAATCGCTTTCAAGTTTTTTGCAAGTTTTTCGCCATTCCGACACCTTTGTCAACAGTTGTGCAATGCAGTGGCATGCAAGTCATTTGAAAGGTTATTTTGTTAAATAATCTAAATTATAAGAACATTTTAGACCAATCATAGACCATTCTAAAAATTTATGCGTACCTTTGCAAGCAGATTACTTAATTACTTAAACGACTGCAAAGATACAAAGAAATTGCTGAACGTGCAAGTAAATCAAAAAGAAGTAACGCATCAAGAGTTAAGAAACAAAAATTTTTAGAGCAATGAAAGAACTTGTCAAACTTTGGAAGAAGTCGGTCAACTGGAAGGAGATGACCGCAAAGCAGAAGAGATTGTTGGTGGCTTGTGGCGTGTTTACGGCCCTGGCAGTAGTGTTCATCTATTCTTGGCTGGTATTCCCGTTCGGGATCACTGCTGCCTCGTGTGCATACCTCCTTGATGGTGGTAACATTGAGGAATAGGAGGAGTCGAGTATGATAACAAGACAGAAGCCCGATGTGAACCCTGCAGGCAGGTATAGCATCAATGAGACCAGAGCCTTGCTCGGCATAGCAAGGAGTACGTTAGCAGTATGGACCGCAAAAGGCTATATCGAGTGCCGATACCACAAGGTAGGCATGAGAAAGTACTACACAGGCCTTGAAATCCTAAAGTGTTGGAATTTAGTTATGTAACCGGTATTAGCAACAGTAGTAATTTTTTTTCATTGTAAGCGGTCATTGCTCGGGATGAGTAGTGGCCGTTTTTTCTTCCCCTTGCGGAAAGAGGTCTGGAAACATTGACCCTCTGCCCGTAAGCAGCCAGTCAGCCGACACGTTGAAGTCTGTGACAAGGTACGTTAGCCACTCGGGTTTGAACATGTGCGACTCCGGCTCCTTCTTTATAGTGTAGAAGTTCCAATAGTTGATGCCATAGGCATCGGTGAACGTCTTCATGCCTCGTATCTTCCTCAGCCGTCTTAGTGCGTCAAGTGCAAGGAAGAATCTCTTCGTTATGATTGCACCGTCATCTGATATATACATAGTCAAATAGCTTGTTTTCTTGGTTTCTACAGCCTTTATTTGTTGTTGCCTTATAACTTACCCACTCGGATATTTTCAGAGCCTACAAGGACTCTCGCTGAAACGACATGATGACACGGAAGATGAGGCTAATCATTTTCTTCGGAATATCGGTAGGCTGATACTCGGGATTGATGCTCTCGAGAAGGAAGCAGTCCTTGTTGTCCGACTTCTTAATGTTCTTGATGAGTCGTCTGCCGTCTACCAGCTCCATGACGTATGTAGCACCGAGTTCGATGTATTCGCTCCACATCTCGACCTTGCGGATGAGCACCATGCAGCCGCTCGGAAACTTGGGAGCCATCGAGTCGCCATAGACAGGTATCACTATGTCGCCAGTCTGCGCAATCCTTTTCGAGAACGGCATGAGGTCGGTAGCGTATTCCGCACCAAGCTCGTCGTTCGCTGCGAAGCCACCTCTCGCATCGAGATTGATTACCGGCACCATTACTATTTCCGTATTGGCAGAGATTTGCTCGCCTTGCGCATTGCCAAGAAGCATCTCTCCTTCTCCAGTGTCAACCCAATTCGTGTTGAGGTTCGGAAATGCCTTGTTGATGTACGGCATCTTATCTTTGCTCAACCTGCGCCTTTCCTTTTTGACGTAGCCGTTTGATAAGCCAGTCCTTCTCTCGAACTCGGAAACAGATATATTTTCCGAATTTATGAATTCCAAAAGTCGTTCCCTTACGCCCATATCTTAAAAATTATTAAATACAAGAAACTTTTAGACTAATCATAGACTATTCTAAAATATTCTTCGTACCTTTGCAGCTGATTACTTAATTTACTTAATCAGTTGCAAAGTTAAATGATTTATTTGGAATGACAAAGAGATTTAACAAAAAAACGGAAAAAATGACCCTAAAGGGTTATTACGACTCCCTCCCGGAGCCCACTGTTCCGAAGCGGGAGTTCGTGTTAGAGATCATGCAGAAATGCCGCGTGGTCGAGACTACCGCCTTCAACTGGATTTCAGGAAGGACGAGAGCGAGCGACCCAAGGCATCTTGCAGTGTTGTCGGAGATTACTGGTATTAAGCAGGAGGACTTATGGCAGGATTAGAGTTCTACACGTTTGAACAGGAGCTGTGGTGTAAGCACTCTGACGGTCGTAACGAGATTGTCGATGAGACGAAGACAAAGCTCATTCAGTACATCCTCGAGAAGGTCAGGGAGTGTTACCCCGATGCTTACAAGGCATTGGAAAAGCACTACGCTCAGAGTTCTGCCAACATTCGGTACTATCAGTATTTGATGGCAAGGAGATTCATCAAGTGCAACTTCTCTCAGCTGGACGCCACATCGTTAGATATAGAAGACGTGTCCGAGGATGGGAAGTTCAACTTTGAGAAGGTTGAATGCCCGATGAGGGGTGAATGTCCCTACGAAGGTGTTATCTGTACGCCCAAGTTCAACAGTACACTCTCCCCAGCGGAGTTGAGAGTGATGGCGCTGGTCTACAAGGGCAAGAGTAAGGAGGAAATCGCAGCGGAGCTGTTTAACTCTCCCGAAACTATCAAGAACCACATCAAGAGCGCTTACTTGAAGTTGGGGATACATGAAAAAGCGGAATTCATTAGGTACGCCCAAGAGAAGAACCTATTCGGTAATTAAGAAACAATATGTTTAACGCTCAAAATTTAAGAGTATGAGTTTATTTAAGAAGCCCGGCGAGCTACAAGTCGCCACAACAGTCAAGGCTCTCGTCTACGGACAGCCTGGTATCGGTAAGTCAACGCTGGCATTGTCAGCTCCCAATCCCGTCTTGTTCGACTTTGACGGAGGTGTTCAACGTGTTAATGGTGCTTTCCAGTGCCCGACCTTGCAGGTCAGCAGTTGGGAAGAGGTCCTTGCGGCTCTCGAAGAGCTGAAGAAGGGCGAGGTCGAGTGTTCGACTATCGTCATCGACACTGCAGGTAAGATGCTCGATTTCATGAGCGACTTCATCATGCGTAACGACTCGAAGATGAAGCAGCGCGATGGATCCCTGAGCTTGAAGGGTTATGGTGCCCGTAAGGTGATGTTCGTCAACTTCCTGAAGGAGGTATCGATGATGGGCAAGAATGTGGTCTTTGTCGCCCATGAGAAGGAAGACAAAGACGGCGATATTCGCTACGTCCGTCCCGAGATGGGTGGCTCATCCCTCGGTGACCTGCTGAAGGAGCTTGATTTGGTCGGCTACATGCAGGCCATCGGCACTGAGCGCACAATAGCCTGGAACCCACAGGAGAAGTTCTACGCCAAGAACGCTTGCAACCTCCCTGCCGTTCACAAGGTGATGGAGATTATCGACGCACAAGGAAATGTCGTCGGAGAGAACAACTTCATGACGTTGATTTTCCGGAACTACAACGCCTACCTTGCTTCGCTTCGTGCCACACGTCAGAAGTACGACGTACTTGTCAACTCCTTGAAGAAGGGCGTTGATGCCGTCACTGATGAGGCTTCGGCCAATGACTGCTTCGCCAAGATTGAAAGCTTTGCCAAGCACATTTGGGACAGCAAGGCTCAGGCAGAGAAAGCCCTCGAGTTGAAGTGTAGTTCTCTCGGTTTGAAGTTCAACGCAATCGAACAGAAGTATGAGCCAGCAGCCTAACATCAAGTATCGGTTCTATGCCTCGTTGCTTGATGCCTTCACAGAATTCCTCGACGTCAAAGCCGAGGAGTTCTTCTACAAGGATGAGAACGGCGACTGGCACATGAACATGAACCAGGAGGGCGAGCTGCACTACTCGGAGGAAGAGGTGTACGACCTCGCCAAGCAGGAGCTCATTGACAAGATTAACCGTGTCGACCAAGGGCCGTCCGAGGCTGCTGACAAAGGCACGGCCTTCAATGAGATTGTCGACTGCATTGTATTGGGTAAGCGAAGCACGAGGGACGATGTTAAGATACGCTTGCTCAAAGAGTACGATGAGGTGAGGGAAGTCGGTAGTGTCTCCCTTGCTGACGGCAAGCCCGACTACTATGACTATTGGATTGAGAAGGTCAAGCAGCCGTGCCTCTATGCTGGCATCAACGGCTTCAGCTTCTACTTCGACATTCAGTTTGCGAAAGATGCAGCCAAGTACTTCAAGGGGGCGGTGTGTCAGCTACTGACATCGGCACCCATTGAAACGAAGTATGGCGTCGTAGAGCTGTATGGCTACCCCGACTACATCAAGGAGAACAAGGTGTATGACATGAAGACCACGAAGCAATACCAGTGGGGCAAGTACGAGAGGAAGTGGCAGAAGCACGTCTACCCGTACACCCTCATCACAAGTGGTAAGTGCACCGAGGTGCATGAGTTTGAGTACACCTGCTTCAAGCTCAGCGGTGGTACCAGCCGCACACCTCTCATCACGGGTCAGATGTTCCCCGAAGTGTATACGTTTGACTACGAAACCTCCAAGCGCATGCTCCAGCAGCAGTGCGAGAGACTGATAGAGTTCCTTGAACAGAACAAGGAGCTGATTACAGACAAGAAGATTTTTAACGAGTTATAAGCTATGGCAAGATTAGAATTTTTTGGAAAGGTAGACCGCATCGGTGAAACCGTGCAGGTCGCCACCAATGACGGAAGCCGCACGTTCTTTCGCAGAGAGCTGGTTATCAATGCGACTACCTACGACCGCTACACAGCGGAGGAGCATAAGAACTTCGTTTCCTTTGAGTTCGGTGGTAACAAGTGCACATTGCTCGACAGTTACAAGCCCGGTGACCAGGTTGTTGTGAACTTCGTACTTCAGGGAGTCGATTACGTCGACAAGACCACTGGTGCCAAGAGGAACTTCACGAAGGTTGTCGGCTATGACATCAGACCGATGGAACAGCAACGGCCAGTCCAGCAGCCTTCTCAGTCCAACCCAGCGCCCGTACAAGCTCCACAGCCCACGGCCCAACCAATTACCCAAGAGGAAGGAGAACAGGTCGCAAAAGAAGATTTACCGTTTTAACAGTTAGAAGATGATTTTTAACTTGAACAACGAGTATGAACGGCAGAAGTTCAAGGAATATGTGAACGCTCAGTTCTGCAAAGGTGGGATCGTTGAGGTGAAGCGCAAGCATCACACACGTTCCACCTCGCAGAATGCGTATCTGCATCTTATCCTTGGCTACTATGCTTCCGAGTTCGGACTAACGCTTGACGAGGTGAAGTTTGAACTTTTCAAGAAGAAAATCAACCCCGATATATTTGAGCGCAAGACTATCAACCGCAGAGGGCAAGAGGTCACCAGCTATAGGAGCAGCAAGTTCCTCGACACTGCAGAGATGACGTTGGCAATAGAGCGCTTCCGCAACTATTCGTCAGCTGTTTCCGGCCTCTACCTACCCGCGCCTCACGAGAACGACGCTCTGATATACGCACAACAACAAGTAGAACGCTATCAAGAGTTTTTGTAAGTTTTATTATGTACGCAGATTTAAAGAACTATTCCCCGAAGCAGATTGAGTACTGCATCGAGGACGCAATCAAGGAAAAGTTTCCTGAAGTGTTAGATTTCGGCACTATCAAAGGTGCCAAGTGTAAAACCGCCGCAGACATCATGAAGCTTGTCGGCAAGGAGTTCACAGCTACCTTCCCCGATAACGAGTTTGTCGTCCGCAAGCTCGATGACTTCGAGAAGCAGAATATTCGGGAGGAGTACTGCGAGATGGAGGAGAACGTCGTCCCCGAACGTCTTGAACACCTTCAGCAGACCCTCGAGAAAATCAAGACGATGAAGAAGCAAGCCGAGGATGCCTACCAGTCTGCCCTCATGGAGATTGCCAAGTACGCAGCAGAGGTGAAGAAAGGTACCAAGGAGGTGCGTTTGAAGTCCACAGAGACGTTCTGCATCGCACTGGCTGGCTACTACGTCATCTACACATGGGATGCCGAGAAGAAGCAGATGGTGCTCGCCAAGGCGTTCCAGATTCCCGACCGCTCCGAGCTGTGGGCAAACGAGGAGAAGAACCGCGAGGCGATGCTGAAGCTGTTTGGTCTGGAGTTCCCCGAGGCCGAGCAGCCCGACCCAGAGTCCGATGATGACGATGCCGCTGACGACGACCTTCCGTTTGGCGGAGAAGATTAGATTTGAATGGTTAGGGGGTGGCTCGCTACCTCCTAACCTTATGCGTAGTAATTAAGAAACATGTACGAATTAAGGCAATATCAGAAAGACGCTTCTCGAGCTGCTATTCGGGCGTTCACAAGCAGGTACAGTGTCAACGGCTTACTCATCCTCCCCACAGGGGCCGGAAAGAGCCTTATCATCGCTGACATTGCTTATAAGCTTGACTCGCCACTACTCATCTTCCAGCCAAGCAAAGAGATTCTAACGCAGAATTTTCAGAAGTTGCAGAGCTACGGCTACTACGATTGCTCGGTGTTCTCTGCATCGGTAGGACGGAAGGAGATTAGCAAGGTGACGTTCGCCACTATTGGCAGTGCCTTCAACAAGATGGAGCAGTTCCGGCATTTCAAGTACGTCATCATTGACGAGTGCCATGACGGTGTGAACCCGAAGGGCGGTCAGATGGAAGAGTTCCTTCGTGATGTCCCTGGCAGGCAGGTCATCGGCCTTACCGCCACCCCGTACCGCCTTGCAAGAGCCTTCGACGGAGGCAGTGAGCTGAAGTTTCTCACTCGCACGAGACCAAGGATATTCTCGACAGTGCTGTACTATTGTCAGGTTGGTGAGTTGCTTGCGAAAGGCTACCTTGCTAAGATGGAGTACTTCGATGTGTCAAACCGCATCTCGTTCGACCTTCGCAGGGTGCGCTTGAACTCTACGGGTGCCGACTATGACGATAGAAGCCTACGGCTGGAGTATGAGCGTTGCAACTTCGCCACAGACCTATACAACTGGACGCTGAGAGTCATGCACCCAAGGGACGGTAGTAAGCGCAGCGGTGTGCTCGTCTTCACTAAGTTCGTTAATGAAGCCGTCGACCTTGTCGGCCGGCTTGCGATGAGAGGTGTCAGCGCGGCTATGGTATCAGGTGACACGCCCAAGAAGCAGAGGGATGCCATTCTCGCAGACTTCAAGAAAGGCCTTATTCAGGTCGTAGCGAATGCAGAGGTGCTGACCACTGGCTTTGACTACCCAGAGCTTGACACGATAGTGCTTGCGAGGCCCACTCGGTCGCTTGCTAAATACTACCAAATGGTCGGCAGAGCCATACGTCCGCACCCGTCGAAGAAGTCTGCATGGGTGTTAGACCTTTGTTCTAACTACAAGCAGTTCGGTGCGGTTTCCGATTTGCGTGTTGAATGCCCTCCCGGCACGCAGAAGTGGATGATAACAAGTAGAGGAAGGCAGTTAACCAATGTAAGTTTCTGATGAAGAGAATATATCTTAGCGGCCCGATTAGCGGCAAGGATCTTGACGAACGCAAGCAGGTGTTTGCGAAGGTCAAGAAAGCCATCGAGGAAAAGGGCTATGAAGTCTTCAACCCAATGGAGAACGGATTACCGCATGATGCGGACACACACCAGCACATGTATCGGGATTTGTTCCTGCTCTTGCAGAGCGACGGCATCTACATGATGGAAGGATGGCTGCACTCCAAGGGTTGTAAGTTAGAGTTTGACGTTGCTACCGCTATCGGTATTGACGTATGGTTTGAGGAAGCGCAAGAGCTTCCTGCATCCGAGTCGAGAATTATAAAGTTCAAGTGATATGATAGGAAAAGATGATGCAATACGCGATCAGGAGCTGGACGCCTTGATAGAGCGCTTTCACATGGTGGAGAAGAGTACGTTTTCAAAGGAGTATCTGCGCAAGAAGATGCTTCGTGCCACGGCACTCAACAATCTTGCCTTTGCGATGGCTGACGTTGCGCACTCATTACTCATTGACGTGGAAAGTGAGTTGAAGTTTTTCAGTGTTTTCTTCGACAAGAACGACAAGCGTAATTTCAAGCAGCTGCAGAGCTGCATCGTTGCCGCCCGTAGGCAGGCAGAGAAATGTGTGGTTCCGTTGTATCAGATAGAAAATGCAAGACACAAGAACTATGCGATAAATGGCGTTGACTGGTGGCACTACTTCGTGAAGCTTGCAGAAGACCGCCTCGGTGGTGATGAGAAGAAGGCAAACCTTCTCGTTGAGTATCTGATTAACATGCCTACCGAGAGAGATTTGTTTAATATCAAGTGGGAAGACTTCCAAAGCGATGATACGATATGAACAAGAAAGTCCTTTGGTATGCCGTCAACGGCAATGGTGGTGGTAAGCTGTTCACATCGAAGCCAGAGCGTAACGACCACTTCAAGATTTGGGTCGGAGAAATGAACGCCACCTATTCGATGGCTGTGTTAATGTTTGAGTCCGAAGGCTTCCAGCTTCCTGAATTGAAGTGGAGCGACGAGCCTGTCAGATTAGTGCTAACCTTAGAAGCAAAGTAATATGGTACCGTATTGGATCAAGAAGAAAAAGGCAAAGAAGAGCGTTGAGCCAGACCTTTTCGGTGTAAAGGAGAAGAAGAAGCGCAAGCCCGACCTCGTCAAGAAGCTCGACAAGGTGTTTGCGCTGTATATCCGTCTGCGTGATGTGATGCCGTCAGGGTATGGAAAGTGTATCAGCTGCGGAAGGATTTTCCCGTTCTCGGAACTCGACTGCGGTCACTTCCACGGACGTACCCACATGGCTACAAGGTTTGATGAGGATAACTGCCACATCGAATGCAAGGGGTGTAATAGGTTTAGTGCCGACCACCTCATAAAGTATCGTGACAACCTGGTAGCGAAGATCGGGATGAGCAGATACGACCGACTCGGCTTGCTCGCTCACTCTCAGAAGCACTGGATGGACTTCGAACTTCAGGAGAAGATAGACTACTACACCAAAGAAGTGAAGCGGCTGTCGGCAGACAAGGGAATACGCGTCAATCTCTGAAAGATTAGTTAAATCTTGTTTATGCTCTCGAATTTTTTAGTTAAATCTATTTGTAATACAAATATTTTAGCGTAATTTTACCAGCAAATTAACAAACGGGATAGGCTCGGGTCGCTCCCTTGCCGATAGGTGGTTCTCCTATCGCCACCGCTCCCGTTTGTTTTACGATAGGAGACCTAAACGGATAGGATATGGATAAAGACAGTATTTTAGATTCATTTGTAATCTATCGGGACTATCATGATAGTTTAAAGAACCTGCCGATAGAGCAGTATGGCAGACTGATGCACGCTATACTGGAGAAGGGGTTGTATGGTATCGACCCCGAATTTGACAATGCTGTTGAGTCTGCTCTCTGGACGGCCTTCAAAGTTGGCATTGAACACAGTAGAAGTATCTCTATTGCGAGAAGGGAAGCTAATGCTCTCAGGAAAGCAAGAAAAGGAGGTGCGCCTTTTAACAACAACAACGCATCGAAACAACAAGAAGAACGTCAGACAGAGTCAGAAACAACAACAAAACAACAACAAAACAACAACAAAACAACAACGAAAGGAGAAAGGAGAAAGGAGAAAGGAGAAATTTTTAGTGATTCTTCATTACATTCAGAATCCCTCTCTTTCGCGCGCGCGTTTGACGATGCAAAACAGCAACAAAGCAACAACGATGAAAAGCGGAGTGTTTTCGTCAAGCCGAAGATCGAAGACGTCGACGCATACATCAGAGAGCGCGGTTACCACTTCGATGCTGAGACGTTCTACAACTTCTACGAGTCGAAAGGCTGGATGGTTGGAAGCAACCACATGAAGGACTGGAAGGCTGCATGTAGAACATGGGAGGCGAAGCGGAAGAACGAAGCCAAACCCTCATCGGATGAAGAGGCTGCTGTTCAGGAGTTCCCTGCCGGACTGACGCAAGAGAAATGGAACGCTACGATGACATGGGCGAAGCGACATATCCCAAGGATTTGGGATAAGTTCAGTCCGTCGGAGTTTCTGAGCATGAAAGCAATGGCCCAGCATAAGAGTTCCGTTTTCACGGAGATAATCTGTGCTATTGACAAGTCAGACTATACTGGTGACATCACAAAGGAGTTCAGAAGACTCGCATGTGAAGAGCCGTATGTATCAAAGATATTGGGCAATGGATAGGAGGCAGGAGATAGAGCGGATAGTCCTCGGGACTATTCTCAACAGCTCAAAGGAAAACGACTACATGGGGAGCTGCAGGTGCTGTATCACCGTTGACATGTTCGGCACCGAACAGCATCAGGAAATCTACAAGACGGCACTGCAGTTGAAGTCCGCAGGCATCGATGAGGTCAGCCCGTTCACGGTGTGGTCAGCCAACCAGAGTTTGGCACCTGAATACCTCTGCGAGCTTGCCGATGAATGGTATTTCGAATTGAAGAAGTACCTCTACAATAGGCGGGTGTACTACTTCGACACGAAGCGCAACAAGAGATACACAAGAGTAACATTCGACGATTATATAAACAGATTCATGGAATTAGTATTTAGCAATGGAGAAAGAAATTCAAGTACTCGGCGAAGCGCAGAACCAGCCGCATGACACCGAAACGGAGCATGCCGTTCTCGCTACGCTGATGCGACACAACGAAAAGTTTGACGAGTTCAGCGATTTGCTGTCGGCCGATTTGTTCTACCACCCGGTGGAGAAAGTTATCTTCCGCTGTATCGAAGGTGTGATAGACGAAGGAGGTATCACCGACATCAACTCGCTGGAGGACTACAGGCAGAGGAACAACCTAACGAATGCTGCCTACATGACGAGGGTAGATTTCCTCAACATCTTTCAGAAGGCAAGTACGCAGACGCTCGAGCAGGACATCAGGCGGCTGCGTATGTTATCAAAGAAGCGACTCGCATGGATATTGCTTCAACAAGCCGCAATCAATGTTGTTGACCTGACGAAGGATCTTGACGAGGAGCTGAATGCCGTTATCACGTCGCTCGGTGAGGTGCAGGCGGAGACAAGTGAAGACGGGATAGTGGATTTCGACCACGCCCTGCAGGAGCTTCAGGAAATCGTCGACGACAATGCCAACGGGCGCAAAATATCGCTTCACACTGGCTTCAAAATCTTCGATGATTACTTTCTACTGCGCCCGAACACCTTGACCGTCATAGCAGCTTTTACGAGTGTAGGAAAGTCCGCGCTTGCCATGAACATCACATTGAGCGTAGCACAGCAGCAAGTGCCGTGTGCCTACTACTCTCTGGAGATGGGAAAGGCAGAGCTTGCTTCCCGAGGTATCAGCAAAGACGTTGGCATTCCGGCAAGCATCATCATGAACAAGCAACTGTCGGTGTTTCAGAAGCGGAGCTTCGATGATGCGGTGAACGCACGCAAGTCCCTGCCAATCTACTTCGATGACCGAAGTACAGTAGCCTTTGACAAGACTATCCGCTCGATAAGGACAATGGTGCGGACAAGGAACATCAGGCTTGCCGTTATCGACTACCTGCAGATTTATGCGCAAGTGTCTGACAACACCGAGGCCAGTCTTGCGTACATGGCACGAGCAGCGAAAAACGTCGCCAAGGAGTGCGGTATTGCCGTTATTCTGCTCAGTCAGCTGAATAGAAGCGGTGCGCACCCGAGCATCAAGATGCTGCGTGGGTCGGGACAAATTGAGGAGAGCGCAGACAACATTGTGCTGATAGACCGCCCCGAGGCGTACCCCGACAACAATGTCACGAAGTATGAGGGGGAGTTTAAGGATGAGTCGACCAGTGGAACTGCCAAGTTCATCTTGTCAAAGGGTCGAGGTGTCGGCACGGGTTGTTCGCTCGTCGGCTTCAATAGCATGTATACCCAGTTCTATGAGCTGGCCGGCAGCAAGCCGTTTGAGCAGCCAGCAGAAAACAAGGAAGAAGTACCATTTTAACCATGTATAGATATGAATAGTAGATTAGACAACGTGTTCAGGGTTCACTTGAAAACCCTTGCCATCCGCGACCGCTTCCTGCCTATCGAATGGGTCGCAAAAGAGTTTTATCCGCAGCCAGACACCAAGAAGGAGCAGGCGGCGATAGTGAAAGAACTTCGAGACAAGAGACGTACCTTCTCGCCCGTTGGGCAGGAGTCGGTGGTGTCCTTTTGTCGTCATCTGATGGAGATTGATTTCAATGATGCTTTGAGAGAGATTGAGGAAACCGCTAATCAGACTGTGTTCCCATGAAGAAGAAAGAAAACACCCCTGGCATGTTCGACGGCGATCCAGTCTTGCGGCCGAGAGACCGAAAGGGGCGCTTCGCCACCCCCGAGAGAGCATACGCTGACAAGGCTATCAGTGAGAACAAGGTGTTGCGCCTACAAGTTGAGAAGTACAAGCGTGCATGGCTCGCCAGTGCAGAGAAGGCAAGGCGCATAGAGGCAGAGCTCCGAGAGCTGAGGCATAAGATTGCCCTGCTGTAAAATAAGCATGTTTCAGTCACCTTAATAAGTTTTCATAAGTTAAAATATTGATTATCAAGAGGTTATGAAGAAAATTTAAGAGGAAATCATTTGCTGGTACCAAAAAAACTCCGTACCTTTACCTGTGCAATTAAGAAACAACCAAAATTTAAGAGCAATGAGTTACAAGTTTTTTGACAACAAGGAGTTCGAGGAGCTGCTTGGTCAGTTAGAGGAAGCTACCGCTTCCAACCAGCACAGTGAAGCATTGGTGATGATAGCAGATTTCTTTGGCTATCAAGAGTACTACGACTATTTCGAAGCCTTCGCAAAGAAGGAGTCCATCACGTTGAAGGAGAGCCACATCAGGCACAACGCAATGGAGCGGATGTTTGTCGTCATCAAAGCAGAGTATGGCTTCGACGTCGTTTCGAGACTGAACGATTCTTTGAAATAGAGTGATTAAGAAACAGTAAAATTTAAGAGCAATGAAAGATTTATTACCGTTAGGGTGCTGGGCAGCTGAAGACCGCCCCACCGAAAAGATGGAGAACATTGGAGTTAGAGGGCTGTCAGCTTCAGAGCTGGTGTCTATTGTCATCGGCAAGGGGCGCGAGTCCAATCCTGTGGAAGTAGCGAGAAGGTTACTTGCGAAGTATGACAATGATTTGAGGCGAATCGCCAACCTCTCGGTGAGTGAGCTGACGGAGATAGCAGGGATCGGAGAGGCCACCGCAAAAGTCATCCTGGCATCCCTCGAGCTTGGTCGGAAGGCCTTCACTGGCGAAGTTAAGCAGAAGAAGGTGATGGACTCGGCCGCTGAAATCTATAGTGAGATGAAGGCCGTTCTCAGCAACCTGCCAGTGGAGGAGTTTTGGGCGTTGCTGCTTAATCAGAGGTACGGCTTGATAAAGAAGGTCCTCATCGGCAGAGGTGGTATCTCCGAGGTGGCTGCAGACATCCGGCTTGTCGTCAAGGAGGCCCTGCTTGTCAACGCCCCGTTGATTGCCGTCTGTCACAACCACCCGTCAGGAAACGCCAACCCGAGCAAGGTCGATGACACACTGACGACGAACCTGCAAAAGGCATGTGACACCATGCGACTGCATTTCGTCGACCATGTTGTCGTGACAGACGATAGTTACTATAGCTATAGAGAGAATGGAAGGTTGTAAGATGGAGGGCTTGGTTATGGTAAAGTTCGCATTGTTTGATTACGTCCCTCAGAGGTACATGAGAAGTGCATCGTTTGAGGATGTTGTCCGCAATAGGAAGATACTTGACTTCAAGGACGGGAAGAGCTATGCCGTTAGCTGGGCGGCAAAGGTTATTAGCACCTCGCTGTCGCTGATGGACTTATCGAACACGGTAGTCGTGTGCATACCAGCCTGCTGCAAGCGCACGAACGACAGACGCTTCAAGAAGTTCTCGGCAATGATGTGCGAGCAGCTTGGATCAATGAACGGCTTCGACTATGTTCAAGTTATCAATAAGCGGAGGAAGGCCCACATCGACCATGTGCATGACATCGTAGAAGGAGACTATGTGCATATTGACGAGAAGTATTTCGCAGGAAAGAATGTTATCGTAATCGATGATATTGTCACCTCGTGCAAGACTGCAGACGCGTTCATAGAAATGATGAGGCTGGCAGGCGCGAAAGTCAGGATGGCCGTATTCCTTGCGAAGACAAAGAGTTATAAACGAAAGTCGCTCTCATACTCCTAACGGGATGTTCAAAGAGCGCTCAAAAGTGATAAATAGTCAAATGAAAGGTAGAATAGTTATGAAAGCAAAGTTATTCAAGGTTTCTGGCGAGATAGAGGAAGTCGAGCCGAAGAACAAGAGAGATTTCAAGATTGATGAGCTGCAAGGCTTCGTGGAAGGTTACATAGAGATAGTGCACCTCCCCAATAACCGGCTCATGGTAGTAAACGAAGAAGGTGCGCTCAATGGATTGCCGATGAACATCAAGGCAACCTCAGAAGCGTACACCATTGGAGTTCTTCATCATTTCGTTGGCGGAATTGTGTTCGGTAATGCGCTTATTTGTGACAGCTCGCAGGTAAAGTAGGAGGTAGTTATGAGACTGAGACTTGAAGTGCATGTTGTGGCAGACCAGGAGAGCCTTGCCCGGCACAAGATGAGCTGGGAACCAGCCCTTGCCGAACAGTTGACCTATCAGGGTGGCGGCGACTGGCATAGCAACGGCGTCTACCTCGCTGCGTGCGAAGGAGACCTAAAGAGCCTCGAAGACCTTCAGCAGTTCGTCGAGGAGCGGCTGAAAGAGATTGGGGTGACAGAGTTTTACACAGAAATAATTGAATACGAAGTATGAAATACAAACAAGCGATCAGAGTAAACGGCAGCGTAGATGACATCATGAAGCTGCCATGTGTGCGTAGCTGCACGAAGGTGTATAGCAGCACGGGAATGTATTACAAGTTCGGGTTCTACCCGTTGTCGATGGTGCACTCACACCCCTATAACCAGGCAGTGCAAGGTGATTGGATTTGCCAAAACCAAAATGGGAAGTGGGACGTTTTGTCAAACGAGGAGTATAGAAGAAATGAAGTACAAGGTTAAAATCGTTGAAACGCTGTCGAAGATAGTAGAGGTCGACGCGTCTTGCATGGCAGAAGCACATGATAAGGTAGAGAAGATGTATAACAGCTCCGAGGTCGTCCTTGACGATGCGAGCTTTGAAGGCTATGAGCTATATGTGTTGTAACGAATTTGTCACGAAGACGGAAAAGGCTATACAGCTTATCTCCTGCGACAACTGGCAGGCAGCCTTATCACTCATCCGGACCTTCAGGCTTGGCTTCACAAGCGACCAAAAACGGCTCATTCAGATTGCTTCGGACGTCCTCAACGGGCACGGAAAGTTCTATCGTGACTTGGGTGTAGACACTGACAAGGTGCTTGCCGATTGTAAGGAAATGCTAAGAGAAAAGTACAAGGTAACGGGAGGACCAACCACCCTCCCATAAAAATGATAGTATGGATAAGAAAGTATTCGTTAAGGTAGAGGGAGGTAAGTCTTACAGAATTGAAGACAACACCTACTCGTGGAGTGGAGAAGAAGTAGACATCTTGTTCGTTGCAGCAACGAACTTTGCGGATGGCTACACCAGTGCATTGATGGCCAGAGGCTTCAACTTCGGTCGGCCAATGGTAATGCAGTTAGACGGCTATTGGTGGCGTCACGGAACGATGACCGTCAAAGTCGTTAATGAAAAAGGCAAGATTATACGGAAAGAAGAAGACATTTGAAAGGTAACGGGGAGGGTAACCGCCTCCCCACAACAAAGAGTAAGTATGATAGTACACAGATTTATGTCAGATGCAGAGTATGAGTGCCTGATTGCAGGCGCGAAGCTGATGAACGCCACCGACCATCATGCGGCACGAGGTCAGAAGACCAACTCAGTAGGTTTTTGTTTCTTCGTAGAGGATCCCGACGAGGCAATTCACTGGCTTAGCGGATGCATATACCCAGACTGGTGCGTGACAATGGAGATTCCCGATGAACTGCTCACCGAGAGCTACGGCGTCTACCGAGACCCCGAACGCGATGACCTCCATGCTCCGGCACCAAAAGGCGGTAGGCCGACGATGAGGAAGCGAGAGTATTGTTTGACCAGCTACTCGCTGAACGAAGTAAAAGTGATTGATGCCACAGACCGCTTTGCTCGCTACGCAATGCTGCGTCGTGACCTTGTGAAGCTCGGGATTGTTGAACCATAAACAGCGAAGAAGATGAAGAATGTATTCCAAAGGGCGACCGATTGGGTCGAAGAAGACTCGAAGTTCTATGAGAACTACTCAGGAAAGGGCTTGGATGAGCATGAAAAGTTCAAGATGCGGTATAGCTATGCACACGGCTGGCAGGATGCTTTGAGAGCATGCAAGAAGCTGTTCGATTATGCCACCGAAAAAGATATTCCAGAGATACTTGACGAGATCAGGAAGATGGGAATATGAGCCCAAAAGTTAAATAAAGTTTCCCTCAGTAATTTATTAAGATTTTTATTTGCTGGTATCAAATTCCCTGCGTAACTTTACCAGTGCAATTAAGAAACAAGATTTTTCACAAGTTAAAATTTAAGAGCAATGAAGACAAAGTTATTCCACGGAAAGTACCCGATTCCCGAAACAGCAAAGTATGTTGTTGACTATGTTTGTGACAATCCCAGTGGCGCGAACTTCTACTATCAGTTGGTGAGAGTGAAGGACGATGCAATCCTGTTCGCCTACGAGAAGCAAGAGCTCGTCTGCATGGAGGCCTGGAAGCAGGGCATCCCGTACAATGAAGTCGCATTCATCTAATCGAGAGAGTTAAGAAACAGTTACCAACCCGTAAAAATTTAAGAGCAATGAAATCTACTGATTTGAGAAACGAAGTGAGAGAGTACATCCTCAGTGATGTTCAAATGACATTGGCACGCCTCGGTATCAATGCAGCGTGCAAGTTCGTAACCGAAAAAGACTATCGCGGCAGCGACTACCTGACTATCGAGACATCGAAGTTCCAGACCATGCCGATGATGTTCAAGGAGCTGTACGTCAGAGGACCCGTAGGAGTCTACGAAGAAGAAGACAAAGAGTTCTACGAGGTATCTATCAGACTGGAGTACTGTTGGAAGAGCTTTAGAGGCGGCAGCAACGGAACTGACTTGGGGACAATCAGGTATCAGGTCAAGAAGGACATGCCAGAGAGAGTCGGAGAAGACAGTGTTCGCTACTACATCCACAAGGAACACGGGATTGAGATTTAACCAATAGGAGGAAGAAGCTATGAAAATCTATTTGTTGAAGAAAGAGACCAATTCCCCGTACAGACACGAGGGGATTGCAGCAGTAGCCACATCAGTAGACAGCGCTATCAAGTTGCTGAAGGAGTGGTACAACGAAGAGAAAGAGGAAAAGACGCAGTTTGAGTCCTGCGAGTGTCAAATCAAGATTGATGGCGTAAAGTCTTATGCCAGCATCAGAAACGAGCGCGGTGCTTACCTCGAGTGTAGAATCGAAGAGAATGTCACCGATGACTTTTTGGATTAGAGGGTATGGCGAAGATTGGCTACATTCAGGCGCAAGACCTGACGATAAAGAAGTATCGGGTGAAGATTGATACGGACTCGGAGTGCTGGGGTAGGACGCACGCCCATGTGAATGAACGGAGGATCTGCAAGTGGAAGCAGAAGAACTCCGTGCAATGCACCTTCGAATTGTTCCACGAGATTGGGCACATCGAGACCACCAAGAGAAGCATGCGGAGGGCGGAGTCAGAGTACTTCGCCACCTGCTGGGCAATCGATAGGTTCAAGGAGTTTGGCTATCAGGTGCCCGAGAAGACCATGCACACCTACCAGTGGTACGTTCTCTATGAGATTGCCCGAGGAAAGAAACGCGGCGGCTCCAACTACCCGGAGCTGAACCTCTACAAGTATGCTGGCATTGACAAGAGCATCGAGCAGTTCAAGGAAGAGTTGACCGACAATGAAGCATATTGGCTATGAACATCGGCAATCATGAAAACGTCGAGGCGTGTGAGCAACAGAGCCCACGCCTTGATGAAACTCCCGAAGAGTTTTTGGAAAGAGTAAGAAGCAATAACCCCTTCTATCAGTAAGCGTTATGAGTAAAGAGAAAGAGATTGATAGCATAGCCCTTTGGAGAAAGTTCAGCGAAGCTATTCCAGACGGAACTAAAATCGAGGTTGTTCTTAATGGAGCGACAATGCTGATTGCAGAATGTATCAAGCAAGGAGGTGAGATTAACCGCAAGTCAGCTTATAAACTCATCCTCGATAGTATTCAAGAGTATGTAGAAGTTTTTGATAAGGACGATAGGAAATGCGTCAACTGATTTGGTTCGTATGGTTCATGATGTGGGTGAACATCGTCTTAAGTATTAAGACCTTTGTTGATGGCTATTGGTTGTGCGGCATCGGCTTTGCCTGCAACGCCTTGACCCTTCTACAGCTGTTGAAGATAATAGTGAATATGCGTCAGTAGACGCTTCGTTGCTCTGTTGTCAGAGTTTCTTAATTGCGATGGTAGTGTACAAGTTGTTGTACGCTACCATTTTAATTTTCGTTAAAAGTATTTGAGTTTCAAATAGTTTTTGTAAATTTGTGCCGTTATAACAAAAAATCGAAATTTCGTATGAAGAGTTTAGAAGAAATCCTTGATAGGCAAGGCAGGTCGATAGAGACTATTATCACCGACTTGAAGCAGAAGTCTACCAGCCCTCCTGCATGGGCGGAGTTGAAGAAGATTCTTGACCCGAACTCGCACAAGATTGTCGATGACGATATAGGACGGCCCAGCAAGGTTGTTCAGACTGCCAACGGCACGAGATTGGAGGAGGCGGCGAAGAATACCCTCGGCCTCGAAATGCTATTAGTAGAGCGCCTGAATGAGTTCATGTTCACGCTGCCAGTGGTGAGGGAGTATGACGGCATTGGAGATAGCGAAGTCAGGCAGGAGATCGCCAAGGCCATCGAGAAGATTTACGAGGAGGTAGATATTGATACCGTGAACATCGAGCGAGGCGAAGCCTTCTTCGCATGCTGTGAAGTGTATACTTTGTGGTATACAGTCATGCAGCAGAACACCCGTTATGGCTTCGATAGCCCTGCCAAGCTGCGCTGCCGTGTCTTCTCTCCGAAGGATGATGAGGTCGAGTTATATCCTCTCCTTGACGAGTATGGCGATATGCTGGCGATGTCTATCTACTTCACAAATCATAAGACCGAGAAGGAGAAGGTCGAGTTTTTCGAGACGTGGACGAAAGACAAGCACTTCAAGTGGGTAAATGACGGCAATGGATGGGTGGATGAACTCTACTACCTCGACGCGCAGGGGAACACCGTCTACGGACAGCCTATTGAAATCTTGAAGATACCGGGAGTGTATGCCTGGCGAAAGACCGCAGCCTACAAGCCCGGCACTCCAGAGCTTCGGGAGGACACGGAATATATGCACTCCCGTGACTCCGATACGATTGCCTACAACAATGCTCCCGTCTTGAAGATTGCTGGCGAGGTGAGAGGGTCTGAGGAGAAGGGTGAGACCCGTCGTATCTACAGGGTAGAGAATGGCGGCGATGTCAGCTATGTCAGCTGGAACCAAGCCACCGAAGCAACCGATAAGCATATCCAGCGAAACATCGATTGGTTCTGGATGATTAACCAAATGCCTGACATATCGTTCAAGAACTTGCAGTCGCTCGGTAATATCGGCTACGATGCTCGTCAGATGATGCTCACCGATGCCTACCTTCGCGTAGGTAAGGAGTCGAAGCCCCTGCTGCAGATGCTCCGTCGCGAAAGCAACGTCATCAAGGCATTCTTGAAGTCGATGGCTCAAAAAGACTGGAGCGCAGAAGATATCGACGCAGTTGTTGTCAAGCATAAGATACAGATGTACATCCCGAAGGATGAGAAGTATGAAATCGAGAAGCGCACTATGGCTAACGGCGGTAAGCCCATCGAGAGCCAGCGTGAGAGCATCCAGCGCTATGGCAAGTCCGTGGATGCACAAGCCACCCTCGAAGAGATCCAGGAAGAGAACAAGAATGAACAGCAGGCGTCCATTGCGAACGTCCTTGAAGGAGCTATATAGTATGAAGAAGAAATTATCTGAGTGGTTGGTGCGCCTTGCGTGCAAGCTCAACCCACAAGTAGAAGTTCGTGACGGATATGTAGCCCGTCAGGTTGGCATCGGCATCCACATCGCCAAGAGTGATGTCCGTAAGTTCCGCAGTCTGAATCCGCAGTATAAGTCGCATCGCCAAGGCCTTGCCGCACTCGTTGAGGACACGAAGAAGAAGTCCCTGCTGAATATCGTTGCTGGCCTTGCTGATAGCGGTGCTGTAGACTTCAAAGTATCTCGAACTCCGTGGACTGCCGACGTGAGAACAATCCTAAAGGTGTATGTCCCCAAGAAAGAAGATTAACAAGCCGAAGGTCATTCACTATTGCAGGGAGTGTGCCCATGTGAATGTGGTGACCCGGTTCAATACATTGTCCGTGAAAGGAGAGCCTACACTTGGCGAGTGCCCGTATTGGAAGCAGAGCAGGTGTGTTCTCCTTTCGCAGTATTCATGTGAAAATTTCAAGTTGAAGATATGAGGTTAGAAGAATATCAGAGAAAAGCTATGACGACGTGCATGGAGGAGAGCAGGAACTTCTCCTACATGTTCCTCAACCTCGTCGGTGAGGTAGGGGAGTTCGCAAGCAAGGTGGCAAAGGCCATCCGCAAGGCGAAGGCTCTCATCGAATGGAACGTACTCATCACGGAGAGAGACTCAGCTATGACGGAAGAAGAGATTGAAGACCTACGCAAAGAGGCAGGAGATATACTGTGGCAGCTCAGTGGGCTGTGTACCGTCATGGGCTGGTCCTTGGAGGATGTTGCGCAGGAGAACCTTGACAAGCTCGCATCGCGCAAGCAGCGCCATGTGATAGATGGAAGCGGAGATAATCGGTAATGGCGAAGATTGGTAACCCAAATCAGCGGTCGAAGTATAAGGCGTTGAACGCACGACTGGCCAGGTACGTCGTACTTGTCCAGCAGATGTATGATGCCTACAACCTCGAGGCCGCAAAGTTGGCTACCAGCGTCAATTATGGCATGGAGAAGCCCTTCCGCTTCTCTGACTTCCCTACTACCACCAAGCGACTCAATGACATTCTCACGAACTGGAGGAGAGACCTCTCTGCAATCATCACCACCGGCACTACGAAGGAGTGGGGAAACAGTAACCTCACGCAGGATATGCTCGCTGACAAGGCACTTGCGTACTACTACGGGAAGTCGCACGGCAGGAGAGTGAGAAGGTACTATCAGAAGAACTCCGACGCGCTGAAAGCCTTTCAGACCCGTGTTGATAACGGGATGAATCTCTCGCAGAAGATTTGGGATCAGAGCAGAAACTACAAGACCGAACTCGAAGCCGCCGTGTCTGCAGGCATTCAGAAAGGCATGAGCGCAGTTACCCTCTCGAAGCGAGTCAGCAAGTACCTCAATGACTTCGACCAGCTGAAGAAGGACTACAAGGAACGCTACGGCAGAGAAGTAGACTGTTTGAACTGCGAGTATCGCTCCATACGCCTTGCCAGGTCGGAGATAAACATGGCGTACCGAACGGCAGAGCTGGAACGGTGGAAGCAGTTCGACTTCGTTCTCGGCTACGAGATAAAGCTTAGCCAGCAGCATGAGGCCCACATGCCACACGGCGACATCTGCGATGACCTGAAAGGTAAGTACCCAAAGGATTTCAAGTGGACTGGCTGGCACCCGAACGATATGTGCTATGCCGTTCCTATCTTGAAGACCGAGGAAGAGTTCTTTGCGGAAGATGAAGAGTCGGCAGGTAACGAGGTCACTGACGTGCCCGACCAATACAAAGAATGGTGCGCTTCCAATATTCAGCGAATCAAGAAAGCAGATAGAGGTGGCACCCTGCCGTATTTTTTGCAAGATAACCCCGACTTTCGTCAGTATCTCGGCGTAGACTACATCGCTGAATGGCGGCATAAGCATAGAGACGAAGATGCTATAAGGCTTGCTGCTTATAACCGGCAAATGATGAGTAAACACGGAGATAATTTAAGGATGCGTTCACTTCGTCGTCATGCCCATGCTATCGGTGCCGATATATCAGATGTAGAAAGACTTATTTCGAGTTCTGATTTGAAGTGGGATAAGTATGGCATTTCTGAAGTACTCGATAATGCTCTTGAAGAAGCAGAGGATAGGATTACGGAGCAAAGTCAAGAAGTGCACTTGTCGCACATAAAATTGAAGTCTTTGTTGAGCAGCATAAAATCATATAGAGGTCCCTATAGGGTGCAGTCTGTGATTGATGATATCGAGAAAGCTATAGATGGTTATACTCCATATACTCCGCCATACGGAAAAGCGTTTACAAAGGAGCAGTTTGAAGCTGTATACAAAAGGTCAGTAAAGACCTTGAAGGCTGAGGCAGCTAAAGCTGATGCTGCTAACCAGTTGGATATAGAGAACGCACTCGGCATCAAAAAGGGACACCCGATGTCATTCAAAGAAGCTGATGAGGGCCGTGGCAATATAAGGTACAAGCCCGGAATAGTTAACCCATACTCCGTAAACTGCCAAGTGTGTGTTGTCGCCGATGAACTTAGACGTCGAGGTTATGACGTCACCGCTCTTGGTAGGCTCTTGGATAGAGGAAAAGCTAATGAAGTGGCATATCATACTGAGCTTCCGTGGTTTGAAAAGGGAACTGGAAGGAGTGTGCATAAGAAGCGCATTACTCTTACCGGCAAGAAAGAAGAGCAAGTGTTCTCCGAACTCGATAGAATGACGAAAGCCAAAGGTCGGTATCATATAGATTGGGGCTGGAAAAGTGCTAATGGCAATGGTCATATCGTATGCTTAGAGCGAAGAGCAAACGGCTCTCTCCGCTATTACGACCCTCAGACTGGCTACATGACAGAATCTATGTACGATATTGAGAAGCTGATTAGTAGAATGGATGATAAGTATGCTCTCGGTGTTTTGAGAGTAGATAACTTGCTTGTTGAAAGCAAATATCTTCGCTCAATAGTTAAAGCTTTATAAATCTGGATAGAAGATAATTTATGAATAAGAAAGAAATCGTATATTTGCAAGTAGTATGGATAAGAAAAGTTATATTAAAAGAGACGATATTATTATTGAGAAGATGGCTGGGGCTATGAACCAGTTCGAGTTCCTCGTCAGAGATTATTATTTGGACTCCCCTTCTGAAAAAGGGAAGAAGAATACCGAGTTCTATAAAGAGATGAGTAAGACCATCACAGAATTTGAAAGAAGGATTGACGACATGCGGTATGCGTTAGACCATCCTGACGAGATACAAGGCTTTGATACAAGGTAATCAGTTGGAATATTGAAGTTACAAAAGAAACAAATGAGGATCAAGGCGTTGGCCCTCGCGTGCTAAAAGTTAAATAAAGTTTCCTTCAGCAATTTCATAAGATTTTCTTTTGCTGGTTTCAAACAATCTTCGTAACTTTACAGCAGAAATTAAGAAACATCGTTTTACTTCAAAATTTAAGAGCAATGAAAAAGTTTAGCATTTATCAGGTGAATGACGAGGCGAAGAATGCCCGTTACATCATGTATAGCAGTCTTGACTTCGTGCGCAAGAATTTCAAGCTGACACTCGACATCTACAACAAGGTGTACGAAGGAGAGTTCGACCAGCGAGGTCATGAGACCGACGTCTACAAGGTGTTAGATAATCTCTACCACATCTTCAACTTCAACCACCCGGAAGACTTCAAAGGTCACTCGCTCTCCGTGTCGGACATTGTAGAGATAGACGGAAAGTTCTACTACTGCGATGACTACGGGTGGCAGGAGGTCGAGTTCGAGGCTGCTGCATAGATTAAGAAACAAGAGTATTACCAAGAAACAACAGACATGAAAGAAAAAGTTCGCAAGATGGTCATGGAACTCCTGAATGATGAGTGCTATGACATGCAGGATGAGTTTACCGATGAAGAGATCGCTGAGGCCGTCGGAGAGATTGTTGCCAAGTTCAACGGCAACCGCCGTCAGGTCGTTCATGTGTCCCTCTGCGGTAACATGATTAAGGTTCGTAACGCCAAGCACTGGTCGTTCGTCAGTTTCTCCACTGGAGAGTTCACCGGCCTAAGTGAGTCGGAGGCGGAGATTATCGACCTTTCGAAGCCCATCGATGCCGATGGTGTTAAGAACCTCGTAGAGATGATAAACGCTGCATGGTACGCAGCAGTAAGTTAGTTATAACCCGTAAAATTTAAGAGCAATGAAAGAAAAGTTGGAAAAGATTGTCAACAGCGATGAGCTGTTGCATCGTCTTGTCTATCTGAAGGACAGGTGGCAGGATGAAGGAAAGTATGAATCGTTCGAGGCCTACGAGGATGCGATGAAGGTGAAGCTCACGAGTCTCGCTATCAAAGGTCTGGAATTTGTAAAGGGGACGAAGAGGCCGTTTGGCTTCCAAGGAGTCCTCGACGGCAAGAAGATTGCCGTGTTTGTCAAGTCGAGCGGAAGAATGTGCTGGCTTGCAGTGAAAGTCTATCGAGTTAGTTATCAATAGTAGTAATTAAGAAACAAGAATTATGGCACACAACATCGAATTTAAGGACGGAGCTTATAGCTTCGTAGAGAACGGAAAGAAAGAACGTGCATGGCACCAGTTAGGACAGGTGTTCGACGGCCCGATGACCGTCAAGGAAGCGTTGGAGCTTTCGCACGCTGACTACAAGGTCGAGCTGCACCCAGTGTTTGCAATGTCCCCGACGATAGCAGAGCACCTGGCATGGGAGAACTACAACGTCGAGCTGCTGCAGGATGAAATCCTTGATTGCATCGTACCGAACAAGAAGGTGACGATGAGGATGGATACCATGAAGCCGCTCGGCATCGTCTCCGACTCCTATGGCATCGTTCAGAATGAAGATGCCTTCAAGTTCCTCGACACCCTGCTGACGGGCCAGCTCACCGATAGCGAGCATGCTCCCGTCATCGAGACTGCAGGTGTCCTCGGCCACGGAGAGCGAGTGTTCATCACCGCAAAGTTCCCCGACCAAATCATTCTCGACAACAAGGGTGATGACCGAGTGGAGATGTATGTAGTCTTCACGACCTCACACGACGGCACAGGCGCAGTAAATTGCATGGTGACGCCTACCAGAGTAGTTTGTAACAACACCCTCAACTTCGCGATGAACCACAACGCAGGCAAGCTCTCCCTCCGCCACTCGTCGGGCATCATGACAAGGCTCGACCTCGCCAACAAGGAGAACGCTGAGTTTGCGTACAAGGCTTTGAACATGTTCAACGTCTACAAGAAGTCGCTTGAAGAAAGCTTCGAACACCTCAGAACCGTAAGGATCTGTGAGAAGGACTTGGATAACATCCTCGCCCAGGTGTTGCTTTCAGAGCCCAATCTGAAGATATATCAGCAGACCGGTAACATCAACCACGAAGACATCACTACGTTCGGAAAGAACGTGTTCAACAAGGCGAAGGAGACTATCTACTCTGGCGTTGGTCAAGAGTATGGCGAGAAGGGCACTGGCATGTGGCTCATCAACGGCCTCACGTCGTACTATCAGAACGAGGTGAACTACAAGAGTGAGGAGTATAAGTTTGACAGCATCCAGCAAGGTCAGGCAGCCAAGAAGGTGCAGAAAGCCTATGAGCTGCTGGCAGTGTAGGGTTCGGTTAGCATGTTTAATGATTAAAGAAGAAAGACTATGACACAACAAGCAAAGAACGCTCTCGCGTTGTATAAAGGCGGTAACCCGTCTACCATTAAGCAGCTGCTCATGCTTCAAAGCAAGAGCGTAGTGGAAGAACTTAAGCAGCACCACGGACTGAACGACCTCGACGCCCTGTCCGTAAGGTTGTCGCTTGGATAGTATTAACACGGGAGGGCGCAAGCTCTCCCATTTCCCATGAAAGTTATGAAAGGCAGTGAATCATTCAAGCAGACCATACAAGAGTATCTGCAAGTCCGCGCGAACACCGACGAGCAGTTCGCCAAGTCGTTTGCGAAGGAGAACAAGAACATCGACGAGTGCATCAACTTCATCCTGAACACCGTCAAGGAGAGCGGTTGCTGCGGCTTCGACGATGAAGAAATCTACGGCATTGCCGTCCACTACTATGACGAGGACGAGCTCGACCCGAAGTATCTGAAGGCAGTAGGTGGGAACGTCGTTGTCAACCATAAAGTGCAGTTGACGGCCGAGGAAATGGCCGAGCTTGCAGAGAAGGCAAAGAAAGACTACTATCAGCAGTGTCTTCAGAAGCAGAAGGAGCTCATCCAGCCAAAGAAGAAAGTCGTTAAGGAAGATGCAAGACAGCAAAGTTTGTTTTAGTATGAAGCCAAGGACGAAATATGAAAAGGAGGTAGTCGCACTCAGCAAGCGGCTACCACCTCTCTGCTCTCGGTATAAGAAGCAGGCAGAGCGGCTAATCGATTACAAAAAGGCCATTACCTTCAGGGGACGGAAGACGCACGTCGTCCATTTCCTCGTAGCGACCACGAAGGGCGAATGGCAGGTGCTTCGCCATTTCTATCTATACGCTGTGTTCAAGTACAAGAAGCTGGAGAAGTGCCAGTATCTCGAGTGCATGCAGCAGTGGTTCAAGGATGGCAAGTATGTGTTCATGGCATTGAACAGACAAATGGGATGGTGTGACGATGCTTGGTGTGCTGGCCAGCCGATGAGCATCAAGAAGACCTACGAGCATTGCTCCGCTCTCTGCGATCCCCGTCAGCTTGGGTATGACAAGGTGTTGTATGTGAAGGTGGCGAAGAAGTTCTCGTACCTACCGACGGATGACCAGGCTGGTTTCAGAACTGATGACATGTTCCGTGCAGTGAACACCAGCCCTATATGGGAGACGATGATAAAGAACAACCCACAAGCCTTCCGCTGGCTTAGCAGGTATGGCTTCCCGGACAGCAAGAAGAAGACCGCAGCCGTCAAGATAGCACTGCGCTACAAATACGACTTTATGAAGACAGAGTGGGTAGACCTCGTTGATATGCTTATCTACCTCGGTAAGGATGTTCACAACCCGAAGTTCGTATGCCCTGCAGACTTGAAGGCGATGCACGATGAGATCTGTGCCCTCGCTGAGAGCAAGCGCAGGAAGATACGGGACGCTATGGAGAAGAAGCGGCAGATACGCAACGAGCGGATGCTTGCAGAGCAGATGGAACGTCAGGCAAGACTCGCCAAAGAGAAAGCCGAGAGAGACAAGCTCGCAGCCGTCTACTACCCGAAGAGGCGCAAGAAGTTCTTCGGCCTGATTATCGCTGGAAAAGGTATCGAGATACGAGTCCTTCAATCGATAAACGAGTTTATGGAGGAAGGAGTCGCTATGGGGCATTGCGTGTTCGCGAACTCCTATTACGACTTGCAGAAGCATCCGAACAGTCTGATAATGTCAGCGAAGATGAATGGGCACCGCGTCGAGACCATAGAGGTAGACCTCGCCGACTACAAGGTAGTACAGAGTCGGGGAAAGCATAACTCCGTCACGCCTTACCACAACACCATCGTTGAGCTGGTAGAGGCTAATATGGAACAAATCAAAGTTATTAACCAGAGTAAGAATAGGAGGATAGTTTAGTATGAATAAAACGAAGAAATTGAAAGACTTGAAGAAGGGCGACCGTTTGTGGTTGCATGACTTCACCGGCACCACGCCAATTCTCGTTGAGAACGCAAAGCGTCAGGGCAACATTGTTACCGTTAGCATCAAGTGGGATGAGTCTGAGTACGAAGCCTATGGCCCGGCTCTTGGCTTTAAGTGCGTGTCGCTCCCGATTCGCCATAGCGAAGACATGGTGTTCACTACAGACATGAACGCCGCTGAGTACGAGACCGAAAAGAGGCAGAAGTATAGACTAGATGCTCGTATCGCCGATGCAATGCGGACATTGAAGAGAGAATTATTTTGATAGGAATAACAAGGGAGTAATGCGGACAGTGACTATTCGCTTCCGTCAGCTGTCCGCCTCCCTATTAGAAAGGAATTAAACAAAAGGAACTATGAAACTGACAAGCATTACATTCACAGGAATTGACGAACACACGGACTTGGAGCACGTCGAGCAGATTTCGCAGTGTTACCCATACGTGGAATGGGGCGTGCTGACGAGTTATCACTGGCATGAGAACGGCAACCGCTATCTCGACCCTGAGTTTATGAGCCTGTTGCGAGGCAGGGGGCTGAACCTTTCCCTGCATATTTGTGGCTCTGCAGTCCATGATGCAGCCGTGAAAGAATGGGATAAGATAGACGAGCTGACCAAAAGCAACCTCGATATTTTCAAACGCGTGCAGCTGAATATATCTGGGAGGAAAGACAGTCCGGCTTTTTGCTGGATCCCTATCATTATAGGACAGGAGTTGATAGTGCAGCAGAAAGGGAGTGATAACATAGCCCTTTTCAATGCAACGGTGAAGCACTGGAGAAAACGGCCTTATCCGCATCGTGACGTTATCAGCGTACTACTCGATGCGAGCGGTGGCCGAGGCATTGACACTCCCATTGAAATACTCGATACCAAGGAGAAAGTCGGCTATGCTGGAGGCATCAACCCCGACAACGTGGCCGACAAACTTACTTACCTCTTTGAGAACGTCCACAACGGCGAGTTTTGGATTGACATGGAGAGCGGCGTGCGCGACGCTGACGACTGGCTCGACCTTAACAAGGTGGAGCAAGTGCTTAAGGTGTGCGATCCTATCATCAAGGAACACGAAAGCAAGATGCAGCGATAGCAAATTCAATGAGAATAAGACTATGTTAGGAGACATCAAAGGCTATTGCAAGCTGAAATCGACCGAGCATTGCTTCATCGGGTATAACCGAGATGCAGACCCAAAGGGGTACGAAGACATCAAGGCCGAGCTGATGAGAGCACCCTATGTACGAATTATCGACATCGCTGTCGACGGCAGCGGATTCCTCTGCCTTGAGCCGAAGGGTCGTGCCTTGGTGGACGTCCGCTCGATGGACGACGTTGAGAGGTGGTTCGAATGCCGTGTGCGTGGCGAGGTTGTCCTTCCGAAAACCGACGACGAGGTGCAGCTCATGGTTGAGATGGGTAAACGTCTTTGTCGCAAGGGTGGCTACAACCGCATCTTAAAAGGCATGGTGATACTCAATTCACTACGCGTCGGAGAGTTTAATGATGACTTTTTATTTGAAAGGCGATGACGGAAGAAGAAATAAAGCTTAGGCTATTTGAGTGTATCGCAGCGCATTCAAAAGAGTTATGCGACCACGGGCGGTATATGCGTCCAGAGAATGTTGCATACCATGTGAATGACGTATACGAAAGGTTGTTTGCAAAAAATAACGAATAGATATGACACAAGAAGAAATCAATGACAGAATGGAAGCATGCCCTTGGAGGGAACGCCCACTTGGAGACCCTTATGTCTGCACAAGATTCTTTGGTACTACAGTACCATGTGACGGTCGTTGCTCATGGGTGGTAGATTATCCGAAATTAAAAGAATTAGAATCAAAAAGGAATAAATTATGACCGACGAACAATACAAAAGAGCCGTTCAGATACATGAGCGACTGGGTGAACTCCAAAAGGTAAAGAAAGAGATCGAAGGCACCAGAGAACACCGTCTATGGTATGCTTACAAAGGCAGTAGCGATTGGCATCTCACAACCGAGTGGGTCATGCGCTACATCAGCGAACTGCTCGACAAGCACGACACCATGATTCGTGCAGAGATAGAAGAAGAAATCAGCAACCTGCTAAATGAAATAGAAACGTTATGAAGGCAAAATTAGTAAATGGAACTGAGGTTGAGATAAACCCTCAAGAAATATATGAAACGTCTTATGGTGATAAAGTAATCATATTACAAGTAGGCAAGAGAAAAGGAAAATCAACGTGTTATCTTTGTAAAAGTTTAAGCGTATGAGACCAACGGAGAAGTAGAAAGGAGAATAAGTTATGAAAGCTTCAGAATGTAAATGTGTGGAATGTGGCAAGCAAGCTGTAGCCTTCTACCCGTGCGTCAACCCAGACGTACCGAGTAACCCCTATTGCGCAGACCACCTGTATGATGCCATGGTAGACATGGCGAAGGCTGTCTGGCCGAATGACAAAGGCATGCAAGCCATCGCGAAGGCCCAGGCAACGAAAGCAAGAGAAAAGTATAAACAAGTTAAAAAGTAAAAATATGAGACCGAAATTCAGAATTGGAGATATAGTCATCAGGAAACCCTTACCTAAATATGAGGGCTACGGACAGCCGGTTATTATTATTGAAAAAATAACTGATAAATACTATTTTGGTGTCTCTACTGCCTTTGATACTAAAGTGGGGTTTGACATAGAACACCAAGATGACTTTATGCTGTATAAGCCAAGTTTCATAAAAAGAATTAAATGCTGGTTTAATAAGATTAAATCACAAAAAGTGAGAGTATGAAGAAGATTATGTTCAATGATGAGTACGGGCTGACCAAAGCCGTACTCGCTGGGTGTAAGACGATGACGAGGCGCATCATCAAAGGCGACTTTGAGAACATCAAGGCGTATCATGCAAATGGTGATTGGCATTTCATCGCTGACACGAAGGAAGGAGAGTCGGTAGAACTGAAGCCTGCTTATAAGGTTGGTGATGTTGTTGCGGTATCCCAGCGGTATTCAGACATCCCGATGGAGCACTTGACAGCTGACGTCGATGAGCCCTTTAAGAAGTATCTGCAGAAGCAGATAATAAAGCAGTCGGCTGGTTACAAGAACAAAATGTTTGTCCTTGCGAAGTTGATGCCATATCGCATCCGCATCACTAAAGTGAGGTTTGAACGCCTTGGAGACATCAGTGACGAAGACTGCGAGAGAGAAGGACTCGTTCCCGTTGCCTACCCCGTATATGACGGAGATGTATTGAAAAAGGTCGTTAGAGGCTATTCGCTATACTCGTTTAAGGATGACATAGAGAACCCGTGGGCGCCCAATAACCCTTCACACTATATCGGTGCAGACAGGCGCACGGCATTCGCTGTTCTCATCATGAAGATGTATGGAAATAAAGTTTGGAACGCCAACCCTTGGGTGGCGGTATATTCGTTTAAGCTTGTAAAGTAAATTGAAATGAAGAAGATAGTATTGTTAGCACTTCTCGCCATGATAATGGCAGGGTGTGAAAAGAAAGGCCACAAAGGTGGCAGTGTTGATGGCTATGACATTGTTATCGTTGATAGCTGCGAGTATATAATCAGCACCTATAATTATGGTGGAGTTATGGCTCACAAGGGTAACTGCCGCTTCTGCGCCGAGCGCAACCGCCGCATGATCCGTGAGCAGGTAGATAGCATTTTAACTGAAATATTCGACTGATATGGTACAAGACGAAAGATTCAACGGCGGAGCAACCCACATTGATTTAGGTGGAGGTTTGACACTTCCCCTTCCCGTTCCCAAGGATGGCATGAAATGGGGACTGCGTTGGTATGACACCCCAAGCGGTGAGATACTGCCGAGCCTTCTTGAAGTGCCCAAGGATGAAGAAAACTCCACGTGGTTTAATGAATATCCGAAGTTTAACAAAGTACAACTACCATTACCAAACAAATGAAAAGCAAAATCATCCAAGCAACAGGTAGATAGTATATTAACCGAAATTTTTGACTGATAAAAAGTAGAGCTATGATAGAGAAAAACAAGATGTACATGGTGTGGCAGCTTAAGTCCGATGCGATCTGTCCGGTCTATGCCTACTCTGATAACGGGAAAGTTGTAGCTTACCACCATGTAGACGATAGAGAAATACAGTTGCCTAACACAGAGCAGTTCTTCAATTCAGAGAGCGATGCGAAAGACTACCTCGCCGAGAGGATACAAATCTTGAAGATGAAGGCTATCGACGTTGAAAAGACTCTCGAAAACCTATATAACTGGGAGCGACACTACGACTCTGAAGACTCTGAGATTTGCGTAGAAGACTTCCTCCCGTATGGCGTGCGCCAGAAATACATCGAGCAGGGCAAGAAAGATGCTGCGGAAGTGATAAAGCGTTTGGCGAGATGTGCGAGGACACAAGTCTTTGAGATTGGTAGTACCTCGATGCCACTTGATAAGGTGGACCACATTGAATGGCAAGATAGGCACAGCCTCGCGACGGTAGTGCTTGATAGCGGAATACGGATTACTGCAAAGGACTTCGAGGAGTACGACTTCCTTTGCTGTCTATACGACCACTACAATGACAGAGCTTCACATAAATTTAGATTGATATGACAAGAAAAAAGTTATCCGAAATGACACCCATGGAGCGTGTCGTACAGCGAATGAAAGGTTTGACGTGGGATGAAGCCGAGGAAGTCGGCATTGAAATCCTCGCAAAATGTGTGGCGTTACACGTCTATTCCAGGAAAGAGGAACATTACCCCTTTAAGTTGATGAAGCGTGTATGCAAGCGTGCTGATGAATGGGCTCACGAAGAAGGAGTCCCAGCTATGCTCGCTATGGCCGCAATGGGGCACAGACTCGAGAAAGAAGGAAAGTAGAAAGCTCTTAATTTTTTTATATTTGTTTTAGGTTGCCCTGCCAGTCCGAGAGGATAGGTAGGGCTTTTACTTAATTTGCTTAAAAAGATTGTTTTTATTTGTTAAAAGTATTTGTAATTCAAATAGTTTGTGTAATTTTGTAGCAAGAAACAGGAGCATGAAGATATATACGAGCTATTTTGCCAAGGGTAAGACACTCAGAGCGCAAGGGATAAAGATGATTAGCATAGCTTTATTCTCGCCCTCGAACATCAAGTGTAGTCATTTGATGCAGGTCGCCCCCACCTATAGTATCTTGTACGACAAGTATCGTACCGAAGAGAGGTATACGCACCGCTACTACCACGAAGTGCTTGGTAAGCTCAATCCGCAAGAAATCCTCAACATGATAACAACCATCGGGCAGGGGCAGGATGTTGCTCTCTGCTGCTACGAGAAGCCCGGCGACTTCTGCCATCGGCATCTGCTTGCGCAGTGGCTCATGGATAACACGGGTGTTGTCATTGAGGAGTTCGGCACCACGAAGCCAGTGCCAAAGGAAGGAATGTTGTTTTAGTGCCATAAGACAAGGACGCTGGAAAGACAGCTGACGGCCCGGAAAGACGGGTACATGACGTCGTAGCTCAGTAGGTAGAGCAACGGATTTTTAATCCGTGGGTCTTGGGTTCGAGTCCCAACGGTGTCACAAAAACCTTTTCATTATGAGTAAAAAGAAGATATTGGTAATCGCCCCTCATGCCGATGACGAAGTTCTTGGATGTGGAGGCTACCTGCTGCATCAGGCGAAGCTCGGTGCAGAGATATGGATTGTTATTGGTACCGTCGGCGGTCTTGACAAGCGTCAGAAGTTCGATGTGAGGCACCGAGAGCTGGTTGCTGTCCTTCGCAATCTGAATGCGAAAGGGTTCTACATCTACAAGGACAAGGATGCGATGCTCGATACCATTTCGTCATACGAACTCACGAAGAAGATTGATGCTTACATCGACAGCTTCCGCCCCGATGAGATATTCATCAACTATCGGAGCAGACACCAAGACCACATCAAGATGTACGATTGTGCGATGGCGTCCATCAGGCTTAGGGAGGGCTACATGCCAAAGTTCGTCGCTCTCTATGAGTACCCGTTTGTGTCTGACGGCCTTGATATTGTTAGAGGCGGTAAGGTGTATCACGACATCACCGATGTTATTGATACGAAGACCAGGCTGTTCGGACTCTATGAGTCGCAGGTTCGAATGCCGCCTTCGCCACTCAACAGCAACGGGATCAAGACGCTTGCAGCTATCAGAGGTCTGGAATGCGGCATGAAGTATGCCGAAATGTTTTACGTTCAAAAGATGGTGCTATGAATATCGTTACCATACATCAGCCAGAGCACTTGTCGTACCTCGGACTCTTCCACAAGATAGCGATGTGCGACACGCTCGTCCTGCTTGATAATGTGCAGTATGAAAAGAACTATTTTCAGAACCGCAACAGAATCAATACAATGGATGGAGAGAAGTATATCACAGTTCCGGTCACCAATACCCACGGCCCGATTTCAGAAGTTCAAATTGTAGACTCTTATTTCAGCTTGCAGTGTAGGAAGAATGCGAAGACTATCGCAGCTGCATATAGGAAATGTCCCTATTGGAAGGAGTATGGCGAGATGTTCATTATGGAATACATGTTCAGTAGGACACGAAGCCTTGCCAGCTACAACGAAGCTCTTCTGAAGCTCGTCTTGAAGATACTCGGCATTGACGTGAAGATATACAAGGCGAGTGAGATTGGAGCGAAAGGACACAAGACCGACCTGCTCGTAGACATCTGCAGACTCATTGGTGCGGACAAGTACATTTCCGGAAAGAGCGGACGAGACTACCTCGAGCTGGAGAAATTTGCCATACCAGTGGAATTTCAGCAGTTCACTCATCCTATCTACACGCAGTACGGAAAGACGGAGTTTACCCCTTATATGAGCGTCATAGATGCGATATTCAACGTAGGCCCCGAAATTATGAACATCATAAAAAGTGTAAATCATGGCTAAGAAAGGAAGGATCAAGCTCGAGTACCTGCCAATAGAGGACTTGAAGCCTGCAGAGTACAACCCTCGTAGAGTTACCGAGGAAGACAGGAGAGACATCACGGAGAGCATCCGCAAGTTTGGATTTGTAGACGTGGTGACAGTGAACCGCAACCCCGAGCGCTTTAACGTCATCGTTGGTGGTCATCAGAGAGTGATGATTGCCAAGGAGGAGTTAGGGCATATCGAGGTACCCTGCATCTTCGTAAACCTCAACCTCGAGGACGAGAAGGAGTTGAACATGCGATTGAACAAGAACACGGGTCGTTGGGACTACGACAAGCTGCAGAAGTTCTTCACCGTAGAATGGTTGAAGGGCGTCGGCTGGAAAGACCAGGAGCTCAACTTCTTTCAGTCCGAGTTCGAAAAGAAGTTCAACTCTATCACGAATCAGAACTGCGACATGCCTATAGTGCCGAAGTTCTCGGAGAAGTACGATGCAGTCATCATCATCTCGAAGAATAGCATTGACACCGCCTTCTTGGAGACCGCTTTGAAGATTGGCAAGGAGAAATCCTACAAGAACTCTCGAACTGGCAAGGCGATGATTATCGACGTAGAACATTTCAAGAAAGCGTTGGGAGGCGAGTAGCATGGCTGTAGAAATCAAGATAGTTATCCCCTCGATGGGTCGTGCCGAAAGGGTTATCACGAAGCACTGCATCAAGAATGCGATACTTTGTGTTCCAGAGTCGGAGGCAAAAGCCTATGCAGAGCACAACCCAGGCATGGATATACTCACACACCCCGACAGCCTTAAAGGGCTGACATTGAAGCGCCAGTTCATCTATGAGCATCACCCAAACGTATTTATGATAGATGACGACATCAAGCACATCAATCGCTTGTATGTTGAGAAGGGGGAGGTGCCTGCGTTGGATCCTGATGAGGCCTACGACGTTATTCAGTATATCGGCAACTGCGCCAAGCTCGCAGGGTGCTATCTGTTCGGGCTGAGCAAGGAAGGAAACCCGCTGACGTATAATGAGTTCAAGCCGATATTCCTCAGTGGAGTGCTGAACGGCTCTATAGGGCTGCTCGAAGGCAGCAAGCTGTATTTCCATAAGAATGCTGTTGTCAGCGAGGACTATTGGATTTGTGCGCTGAACGCCTATCTGAATAGGATGTGTTGGATTGACAACCGCTTCTCGATAGTCGGCACGTCGACATTTGGAAATCCCGGTGGCTGCGCTAATTATAGGACGAAGCGGCAGGAGATGGAAGACACCTTGTTCCTTCGCCAGTGCTTCGGTGAGGTCATCAAAATCAAGGAGGACACGATGCTGGCGAAGAGGAAGCACGAGTTTCAGCGCTCTCTCTCTCTGCCGTTCTGACGCGCCAATAAGTTAAACCCAGTTAATGGTTTGCTGGTATCAATTATTATTCGTACCTTTACATGAAGGTTAAGAAACAAATTTGTTAAACGAAAACGTAAGAGATTATGGCAGATTATCAGGTAAGAACAAAGCATGGATATGACTTCTTCGAGGTTGCTTCGATCTTGCAGAAGTCTATTCGTCGCTGTGATGAGAAGCAAGCAATGTATTGGGCTGTAGAGCTGTACGAAAGTGGCTATGCGAAGTATGTATGGAAGCGCATGATTATCATGTCAAGTGAGGACGTTGGTCTTGGCGACCCGTACATCAACATGGCGATAGTGAACTTGAAGGCATCGTATGATTTCCTTGCATCGTTGAAGGAGAGGGCGAAGCCAGAGAAGCTTCCCTTCACTCAGGCGGTGCTTATGCTCGTGCATGCACACAAGTCGAGGTTCGTTGACTTGGCAATATCTATCTACTGGCAAGAGAATGAGAGGAAGCGATATGAGATTCCCGACTACGCCTTCGATATGCACACTCGCAGAGGAAAGGCGATGGGCAGGGGTCTCGACCACTTCTACGACGTTGCCAGCCACATTGAGAACGCAAGGAAGATGCCCAATGAGGAGGAGTTTGAGCGCATTGCAAGAGAAGCGGACAAGGCTGCATCCTCGCATAGCCAGCAGGAGTTCAAGGAGAACATCAGCTGCACTGTCGAGGAGGCGAACCGAAACGCCCAGCCAGACTTGTTCGAAGGGATGTAGTAAAGTATTGAAGCTATGAGTCGAAAGAAGGAAGCTAAACCGAAGTTTGCCGACAAGAAGCAAGAGTTCCTCGCAGCTCTTGATGACCACGGCGGGAATATCACAGCCGCTTGTATGGCAACAGGCATAAAGTCCCGTCAGACAGTTTACAACTGGATGAAGGATCAAGATTTCAAGTCACAAGTTGATGCCATTAACGAGGCATCCATTGACTATGTAGAGTCGAAGCTGATGACCGCCATTCAGCAGGATAACATCACAGCGATAATATTCTACCTAAAGACCAAGGGGAAGAAGCGTGGGTATGTAGAGACGATAGAGAATCAGATTACCACGAATCCTTTTCAGAACTTGATGCAGAAGCTTGACGAGGAAGAAGACAAGAGTGAGGAATGAGCGAAGATAGGTTTCTTGCCCGTATGAGGGCGTGGAGGGAAGACTGGTGTCTTTTCGCACGCGATGTCCTTGGTGCGAGACTCGACTCCGAGCAGAAAGCTATTCTCCATGCCTTTCAGCATGAGAACATGGTCGCTGTCGCTTCGGGCGTAGCAAGGGGCAAGGACTATATCGCAGCTTGTGCCGCCTTGTGCTTCATGTACCTCACACCTCGCTTCGGTAAGAACGGAGACCTTGTCAGCAACACGAAGGTGTTCATGACCGCACCGACTGGAAGACAGGTAGAAGAGATCATGATGCCCGAGGTGTCGAGGTTGTATCGCAAGGCAGGGATGCTACCTGGCAGGGAGCTCTCTACG